TTACCGCCCACAGTAGCATTGCTTGTAAGGCTGATAGTATCGCCACTGACATTATCAATATAACCTGTTCCATCGATGTAGATGTCCTTAAATTGGTAAGTAGAAGAACCAATATCGACGGTGCTATTAAATTCAGGCGTAATACGGTTGTTAGGTGAAATTCCAACAACCTCAGTCCATACTGCATTATTTACAGTGTTTGTTATACAAAAAAACGCTCGACCAGTGCTTGCGTTTAACCACACAGAACCGGGAGCGTACCCACTATTAAAATCATCTGTAGTCGCGGGGTTAGTAGTCGCCGTAGTGTTGTTCTTACCACCAATACCACCGTGAATTGCAGGAAGATATCCAGTGATAGAAGTAGTCAGATCAATCTTAGGTGAATTACCACTCGAACCGTCGTGCGAGTGACCCGTAGTTGGGTCAAAAGCAGTCGCAAGTTGGTTAAACTCCGCATTCAACGGCGGAGCCGTAATGTTACTTCCGTTTACAATGTCTGCTACAGACTGTCGTGTATAACCTGCCATTTAGCGTCTTCCTGCGATACTGAATTCAAACACAATGCCCTGAATGCTATATGGATTAAAATCACCTAGCGTAACGAACGTTAGCTGGGTAGCATATCCAGAACCTTGAATTGAGGTAGTCACGATTGGTTTCTCGTTACCACCATAGTTAATATTTACGCCTCCGTAGTTGATATTACGTCCTTTGTATCGAACGGGGGCACCACTAGAGACTTGTGAATATGATGAGGGGCCTGATACTAGAGGGTCATCCCAATCGTAGGTAACCGCCATGTTAAGAGTAAAAGGGCCTTCCGCTCGAACAAAAGTATTCACTTTTCTCATAGTCTTACGAACTTCTGTGTCTCCGAAGTCGTAATATGGAGTGGCGTAAATGGCTAATATGTCTGAGCCATCAAATGTACTGCCAACTTCCTGTTGATAAATTTTACCATTATAATCACCGTGTAGGACGAGTTCTTGCCTATTAACATAAGCTGATGCCGTAGCACTCGCTCTAATGCCAATAAGTTCACCAAACTCCCAGCCTAAACGCTGGTCAGCGGATCTAAGTCCGCCAATAATTCCGTAACTATCTGTTACGTCTGTGTCCTCATCACCTACAAAATAACGTAGCTGTGACTTGGAACGAATAACGACACCTACAAGAGAGTCTAAATCGTAATCTCTAGGTAGATCGACAAGTAACTGTTGAATAGGTTTAGAAATTGTTTCTAATTCAACGTCACCAATACGCGATGTACCTGCAACCGGGCGAAGTCCATCTGGTGCTAGAAATACCAGATCACCACCAATTTCAAGGACACTATCTCTAGCGATACATCCAACATTAGAAGTTACCTGATCAATCACAAAACCAGCGGTTACATCCGCCGTTATTTTCTTAATTCCGTTGGCACCAAATACAAAAAGGTTGTCACGGAAAGGCTTAAACTGAACAACGTCAAAGCCTACTGAAACTTGTCCTGCACCATTAGCCGCATTAAAGTCATACCATGCGTTAGGTGCCGAGTGTGCTATTGTCGCTTCTGCTAATGCGTAGCCACCAATAAATAGATGGTTCTCAAATACGCCTACAAGAGCCGGGGCCGCTAAACACTGATCACCACCCCCTGTGTTAGTTGAGTGACCTGACGCGCTTGGGCTTGTGCCAGCAATACTGGAACCTGTTTCTAGTTCTTCCCAATGCTGACCATTAAATACAATAGCCGGGTTAGCACCATCTACAAAACAGATGTGGTTACCATCACCAAAGTTAAATACTGCATCTCTTACTTTAGTTAGCTGATCACCAAGTGTTGTAATTGTTTTACGTCTAATACTATGATCTAGTGTGTATTTAGAATAACCTGAACCTACACTGTAACGATAAAAACAATATTCGTTAGGATCAATTTCAATTACATCAGCCGCCGCCGCTGGGCTAGTTAATGTTACTGTGTTTCCTGATACAGTAAAATCAACTAAAATTGTAAGCAACGTTCCGTTTTTATAAACATGAACATCATTAGGAAATGGAAGATCCGTATTCCTAAGATTTGTATCTAGCCCTGTAAATGTAGTCTGGGCGAACGTAGCATCAAATCTAAACTTTTTAACTTTACGAGACGCAAGGATAATTGTTTCATTAAGCGTGTCGTCCTTAAAAATTGATAGGCCAAGAATACGACCTTCACAATCATCCGGGTCAACTTCTTGGTAAGTACTGTCGTACGGCACAAAACCTTCAAGACGACGGTATCCACCAAACAAGCTAACTTCGTAGTTAACTAGTCGTGTAGCAGATCCCGGGTTGTTCTCAGAGAGATCTAAGTGGTTCTCATTAGAGTTCAGCCCGCCGCCACAAATGACTTTGAACGACTGAATACAATCTGTCATTAGATAACAAGCCCCGCGTTTCTATACCCTTGTCTTACGCGAGTATCGCGGATCTCTTGGTATTTGTTCATCAATATGCCCTGCATCTCTTTAACACCCTGTTGAAACAGTTGTGCTGAAATGCCAGCCGCTTCCATATTGTCTCTAAACATATACATCTGCATCAAAGCACCTTCGACAATAACATTGTCATAAGTGTCAGGGATGCGAGTTACATCACTATACGCAACCAAATCATTATGATTTTGGTAATACCTAAACTTAATTGTGTACGCTTGGTCGGGTGACGGCGTGATTGTGTAGCCATTACCAAAACCTTCTGCGACATATTCTGGCACACCGCGACCTGCGGTAGCATTATCATCTAGGTCTTTATAATTTTTATAATAAAAATCACGATCAATAAATTTTAATTGGGTAGCTGTCGTTCCTAAAGATGAGTTAGGCTGTAGCTGAAACGAATTAAAATCAGGTACCTTAAAATATTGAGGCCAAGAATAGTCTTCCTGACCTACTGCTAAAATCTGAGTGTGTTCTACCGCGTTAAACGGCCACTCATATTCAGCCTGATTGATCTTTGCAATTGAGTTTCTAATAGCGTCTTTAGCAGTCGCTTGAACACCGCGTACAGAAGGAAAATCGGCCTGAGCAATCTCGACCTCATTCAATCTGCGTAATAGCTGGTTTGTTAAATCAAGGAAAGTTGACACGTTTTTTTACTCTTCTAAATACAATAAAGGGAGTGCCCCCACTAAAGAGGCACCCCCAGATAGCTTACGCTACGTTGTAGTTTGCAGTGAACAGAGCTTCAGGACGAAGAATCTTACGTCCATAAAGTTGCATACCACGAACCTTGTCTGCGAAAGTGTTAGGATCACGGAAAGACTCAGTTTTTGCAATCTGCTGTGCAGTTGCTACCGCTGAATCGTGACCTGCGACGACCACACCAAAGTTAGTCTCAGAACCAGTGGAAAGCGTAGTACCAGCACCAGTACCTTCGTATGGAAGGTTGTTGGATTTGTACACACGGAAACCACGGACAAGACCATTGCTCATACGACCATTACGAAGAATGTCGCCAGCGTCCTGACCACCTGCGTAGTCATTGCTGATGAACTTAGAGTTCTCATCCATTAGGATTTCGTAGAAAACTGGGTCTGCTACGAACCAACGGCCTTCAGTGTCAACATTCGCCTGATCCATCAAACGTGCGATACGGTTAAGGATAGCAAGCGGAGAAGTAACACCACTTGAACCGCCACCAGCGGCTACAGGGATAGAAGTTACTTCAGATGCAACACCCAAGTCAGAACCACCAAAGTCGGTGATGTCTAGCTGGTTAGCGGCAAGCAATTCGTCCGCACCCGCAGTGCTATCGGCTTTAGTGCCGTTAGGTGCAGTACGACGTTGCCAACCACCTGAGCCGTCATCTTCCCAACCAGCAAGATAACCAAGAACCTCAGCGTCGAAAGTGTCACGCAATTTATATGCGGCACGATCAGTCGCTAGATCCATGAAGTTAACGTGCGAGTGAGCGGCTTCGATGTCATCGATTGCGAACTGGAAATAGTTCGCCTGATCAACGATCAGCGAGAAATCAGCATCTGTTAGATCCTGAGTCGCCAAAGTTGTACCGCGAGCATAAGAGTTCACGGTGATTTCTGGCTCTTTGATGATACGAACAGAGTCACCAAAGTTCGCGATTTCACCAAAGTAGTCAGTGTTAGTTACGTCTTCAACGACGGAACTTTTGCGGAAGGTTTTCTGTACCTTCTGCGAGTAGATTACTGGGCTAAAATTACCATTGTTAAGGTTAGTGTAGCCCGATGCTTTAGTAAAAGCCATGATTATTCTCCTTGTTGAGTAGGCTAAACAGTCCGATCTAAGTCGGATTTCGGGTTTAGTTGGTACTGAACAGAAAGATTATCTCGGCTAAGGGCTGTCACCCCTTGGGTAACTTTGCACACAGTTTTGATCGAAACTGTTAGCTAAGGGCCAAGTGTTTCAGGTATCTTAGTTGATATTCTTCTGAAGTTAATATTAAGAGGTAGGCGTTAATAAAACGCGGCTCTTGGCACTTAATAGGTAATAACTAATGTTAAAACCTATTATTAGCTGAGGTTAGTATACCACGAGTATTGTACCTTTACAAGTAGTATTAACGAGCTCCCCCAGATATGTCATATTCAAACGAACCATTTCGCATAGAGTCGAGAATAGCGTCCTCGTTAGCTTCGTATTCCCGTGGAGACATTTTCTCCACCTGACTCTCCGAAAATCTGGCACGTCCCGATACTGGAGCATTTGCACTGCTTGTACGTCCTACGGATCTAGCCGCATCTTTATTACTTACAGGGCGTTTACGTTTAATTCCGTTGTCCGCTTTGTACAAATCAATTGCACGAGCGGCCGCTCTAGCATCTGTATTGTTTTTATAAAGAGCATCCTGCACATATTGAGGCTGTTGCATAACCCAATCGTGAAATTTGCTATCAGAACGAATCTGATCAAAATCCGGGTGGGCATCCCTCAATTCTTTTTCAGCTTTCTCTCGGTTTAATTTTACCTCAAGCTGTTTTACTTTATTGAGCTCTTTTTCACCAATTGCCAGTGCTTCTTGAACTCGCTTCTGTGCAATCGTGTCAATTATTTTAGCAACATCAGGATATTTCTGTGACCAAGCCGCTACTTCTTCTTCGGACTTGGGGAATCTGATTTGCTGTCTAGTTGCTTGAGCTAATTGCTCTTGCATCTTCTGTAGCTGGGCGTCTTTCTGTTGCATAGACTGTTGCATATGCCTACGAAGATCACCGTAGCGTTTTTTGAAAGTATCCTCTTCGCCACCTGACGAAGTTTCTACATTTTCTTCCTGTACGTTTTCTTGTACAGATTCTTCTTCTTTATACACGTCCTCACGGTACGCGCCTTGATATTTAGCCATATTTACTCCTATTGGGGGCCTCAAAGTAGCTCTCTAATGAGAGGGTTTGCGGGTAGCCCGTCCCACGCAAATTTTATATTTACTTCATTCGCATGACAGCAAAACGTACTGTCGGTTTGTAAGTAAATTGACCTTCTTTAGTCGGGTAAAAGTCTTCCTCTTCCTTAGACTCAACGTCATCAGGTTCCATAAATTCTTCAACAACTTCAGTTACAGTTGATTCAACGACATTGCCTTCGGGTGTTTCGTGCTCCTCTTGAAGCTCCCCTTCCCCTTCTTCGGCAACACTTTCCTCTGCCTGAACATCGGCGTCCTCAGCGTCTTCGCTACTGGATTTCTCTTCCTCAAGTTCTTCGGCATAATGGTAACCATAACCTTCACAGTGCTCACACTCAGCACCATCAATCTCACCTGTACCTTCACAGGTAGGACACTCTACAGTCTCCTGTGCTTCTTCATCTTCTATAGATTTAATCTGGCCTTCCATTTCCATAGACATTAGGCCCATTTTAGCTTCATCACGCAAAGCCATAAAAGTTTTTAAGCCGTGGTATCTAACCACATCGGCAGGAACTACATATTCACCTTCTGATAACACCGCTGGGATATCATCACGAACGTTAACCGCGTTGGAACCCGGAGGAATAGGATTTCCTGAAATAGGATCAATTCCTACCATCATTTCTGGTGCCATAAGACCTTCATCTCCACTGCAACCACATGGCATACCGCCGTGGTACATACCTAATTCAGGTTGTTCCAAAGGTGCTTCACCTGCTTTAACTTCGTCTAAAATCATTTGTGCTTCTTCCGCAGGGATTGGAAGCATTTCTCCGCCACCCAATGCTGGGTTAGCTGAGTGGATCATTTTATCGAATTCTATAGCTTCTTCTTCTGAGTCAAACGTCTCATAGACGCCCTCAGACATAGCACGATCAAACGCTTCTTTATCGCCTAACTCTTGCCCGTCCCAAATTCGTGGAATAACTACAACACCATCATCAGTCTCAAAAGACGCAGTAAAGACGGTTGATATTTTACCGTCACCGCGATCTAAGGCTTTGCCTTCCGCTAAGTTTTTAAGATGATGTTCTGTTATTTTATCCATTCGATTTTGCCCCTTCTATTGCTTGTTCACGCAATGTCTGGAACCTACGAAGCTCTGCAATTGCGCCTTGTATTTCAAGGATTTTGCTTTGTTCTTTTGTTGTCTCTAAATAACCCCGCATAATTTCTATGCGCTCGGCTACATAAGCCTGTAACACCGGGTATTTATCGGTGTCGTTTACTAGAGGAAGTATTTCTTTTGCCAATTTTTTTTGCATCAATTTTCTCTATACTTTTCACCACACCCATAGGAAAAACAGTCAATGTCCCTATCTCGGGGTAGGTGTCGGATATAGATAGCTTAGATTTAGTCTTCCTCACTACAAACCCGAGTGTAAAAAACTCTGCGGGCTCGTCTAAATTACTATCTACTATATCTCCGTTCCAGCCATTCCATGACGTAATGTCGATCCATCTCACGATGACTGGGTTATTCTTCATGTCTTTTTCGGCTTACGCTTCTTTCCCCAATTATTTTGCATATTAGCGTATGCTTTTGAACTTACAGTCGATTTGCTTTTAGGCCGAGATGTCCCAGCTTTTTTACGTTTATTTATGTTTTTTACTAACGACATAATTATATCATAGGGGGAGTTTGTTGGGGTGCGGCCTGTTGTGGCTGTTGACCACCATTATCTCCACCACCTTCTCCTGAGAATCCAGCGGCTCCGGGTTCTGGTGCGGCCCCGGGGGCAATGTTTCCACCTCCTGTACCTGTTGGATCTTGTGGATTAGGAACACCGCCCGCAGGGCCACCTTGACCTTGCGGTGGTTGAGGCATCAACGCCGCAATTTCAGCCATCATTTGAGCCTGAATCGCCGCTTCTCGTGGATCATTTAGAATTTTATCTTCGTCCAGATCCATTGATGCCGCCATTTCTCTCAAAATATAGTCATATTTGACGAACGGAGCCATTGCTGGGTTCGCAGTCAATTGCATAAACTGAAGCAATCGCTGGGAACGAATTTCGTTACGCATCAAGCTTTCTGTGCCGCGTGGGATAATTTCTAAGTTACCCTTCGCTACATCTTTGTCGAAAGCAAACTGCATATTAAATGCAAACAATGCTTGACCTAGTGGGGCTAACATATAATCATCCATGTTGCGAACAACCGCTTTAATATTTTGTGCGGCCGCGCCCATAAGCATGGACATACCCGATGCTGTTCTACCAACAGACATCACACCTGACATACCGTGTGAATATGACGGCATACCAGTAGCTTCATCACTAAGCTGACGCGCTTTATCGAACATCATCAGACATTCGTTTGTCACGTTCGGGAACTTAGTTCCGAAGATAGCTTGACCCGGTGCCCCTGCCTGACGCCTAAATATTTTTCCGGGGTAAACAGAAAGGTCTTGTCCGGGGACGAGATTAGTCTCGTCTATCTCAATCAACAGGTTAGATGATAGAGCCGCATTATCAACGGCCATACGCATAAACCCGTTCATTATCTCCTGCGTGTCTTCCATGTTTTCAGCTAAACCTACTCCAAAGAATGAGTATGGGTTAACTTCGTATGGAACCGCGTGGAATGGTATACGAGTAGGGGTAAACGGATTGATTACTAGTCGTAACAATTGACCATTACAAATCCAAGCATTTACCTGTATCTGATCACGATCAAAGTATTCTTCTGGAATATCTATATCTGCGGTTTCCGCAGTTTCTAAATCTAACATACCCCAATATTCTAGAACCTCAAAACGATTCACATCAGGGTTATTATCATTGTCTTCTAAAGCAGTTTCCCAGTATTCCGGCTGGTAGTTTGCTCCGTATTCAATAGCTAATTCAATTGACTCATCACGGAAATGAGGTCTGTTCTTTAAGGCACGAAGCTGGGTACGGCTCAACCGATGACGCTGAATAACATACTCAGCCTCGCTCATATTCCGTGCGTCTGGGTCAGGATAGAAATCCCAAATCGAAACAGACTCGATTTTCGGAATAGTTTTGAAGAGAGGATCATAGTCGCCATCCTCATTCCACTGAGGGTACTCTTTATCAAAGGCGAAAGGCCCTTTAAGGATACCAGTACCAAACAGTGACATTTCAAAGGCAACGTTACGCAAGTGCTTACTTGCATCACTTTCTTCAAGCTGATCGTGGATCAACTTCTCCATCTTGCGAGCCGTTTCTTTAGCTGGCTCGAAGGTGAAAGACGTAGGCGTCTTACCGGGCCCGGGACGTAGCTTATCTTCTATTCTAGATAAGTCTTCTTTAAGTGGCCCAAGACGTTCCATAATGTCTGGCCTAGCGATGGTCGCGGACACTCGTGCGCCTGAAACTTCTGAAATTTTTTCTTCTGTAACTTCTTTGGGGTCAAATGAAACTGCCCCCTCAACGTTCATTGTATTTACTGGTGTTTCTATCCCAATCGGAAATTTAGAACCTGCAAATAAAACATCGACGATTTGTGCATAGGCCGCGAGAACCTTCGTCTTCGTAATCTTGATGAACGCCTGTGATTTCTCTTGGTCTGTGAATTGGGTTTCTGGCCCGTAGATTCCTCGGTAGTTCCTGTAGGCTTTAAGCCATCTATGCTCATCTTGGTCACGCCATCTATTTGAAGCAGAATAACGTCCTGTCACCCAAGAAACTACACCACCCATCTCAAGGTTTTCTTGAGCGACATCCTTCCCTTCTTCAAACGAAGCTGAGTTAGTATCTGGTAGGTAGTCTTCTGGTTTATCTACTATTGCCATATTTTAATATCCAAAGCTCATACTAGCGGGTTTCCAGCTAGGTTGCGTTCTATTTTTGCCCCAATCATCGAATGGTGACTTTGCTTTAGGACGAGACATGACCCCGTACCTAATACTGTCATAAGTGTGGTCACTACGATATCTAACATCAATATCATCGCCCCCTTTCGGGTCACTCGGTATGACTGGCAAATCCGCTATAATCTGTCGGCAAGTATCAAAAAACACTATACCGGGCATCTTAGTATCCTCGTCATACTTGAGGAGTTCGTGAAGCCTGTTGCGTCCTGCCACTCGGGCTCCTGCGCTACGATCACTAGGTCGCCAACGGCAACCCTCAGCAATCATCTCTTCAGCTATACTCGGGCCTATTTGTCCGCGTTGATGCCAACAACTAGAGTCAAGTATACCATACTGGATCTGTTCGCCGCGTTCTAACTGAAGTATTACCTTTGCTAGATCTCGCCCTGTGTGCTTTGACACATAGAGCTCACGGTATACAATTAGTGTCTCAAAAGACGGATCTATTGCGTACCAATGCACCGCTGAATACGACGAATATCCATAGTCACAAGATCTAAACTTCCGCCAGTCTGGTGGGATCTCAAAAGGTTCCACCACATGGTGAGATTGTCGGAATTCTGGGAACGCCGCGCCATCTGCGATGGCCCAGTCGCCTTCCAAGAGTTGCCGTCTTTGCATCTCAGGAAGCGATAGCAGGTTAGCCTCGTAATTACCTTCGCTATATAGATAGGGATTATCTTTAAGCGTTGCAGGAATAAACCTACGATGAAATAAAGGCTTTCCATGTTTCTCGTGTCCTTCAGGATATGATAACACATCCCCGCTGTCTATGTCTGTAGCCGCAAAAGCTTTATTTGCTGGCGACGGATCAATAAACATCTGCTTAACCCATGAGTGACCGGGGCCACCGGGGTTACTTGTTGCCCTCATAAAGATAGGCAAATCTGGATCAGTAGTACGCAAACGTGAACGCATATAGTTCCATGCGAACGGTGTTGCGTGTTGCGTTAACTCATCAAAAGCGATGTAGCTAAACGCTTGACCCTGATAACGAAGAACGTCTTCTTCACGTTCTAGATACGTCATCCATAATTTGGCACCTGAAGGAAAGACCCACTGGCTTTTCTTCTCCTGCCATTTCGCTCCCGGGTACGCTTTCGGATAAAGCTCCTGTGATTTCCAGATGAGCTCTCGGAGTTCGTCGTTAGTTCTTCGCAGGATAAGTCCGTTGAAGTTCTTGTTTGCGAAGTATCTGAGCGGGTCTGCGAGCAAGCCGTAGCTTTTCCCGCCACCTGCCGCTCCGCCATATAACACTTCTCTTTCCGATGCCGAAAGAAATTCCGTCTGCGGGCCCGGATTAGGCTCGAATACGATTTCCCGGTCTTTGGGGGTAGCATTAAAATCTAACCCGTCACTAACTCCCTTTGTATATAAATCAGTTGTCGGAGTGTTGGACTCGGATTGATTTTCATCGGTACCCTTTAGCTGTTCTAATTTTTTCTTAGTAACCGTTAAGCTACGTTTAGCCGCCGCCTCTTTTTTCTTTAAGCTTGCGAGCTCTCGCTGTTCTTTAGTTTTAGGCGCAGTTTTTCGTTTATTAGCTCTAAGCTGTTTAGAGCGTGAGCTAGTATCACCGCGAGCCCTTTTCCAAATATTAGCAATGCCTTGATGGCTAATTCTTTCACCAGTTGTTTCAGAGAGCCAAGTAGCGACTTCCCGGTAACTTTGTCCATTATCGAGGTAATCCATTGCTTGCTCGACGTGTACAACGATAGCATCGTCTGCCACAAGTACGAGAGGATCTTCCTCACTGGCTCGGTAACCATATGGAATTTTAGCTGTTTCATTTGGTCTTTTTTTATTTTCCCAAAAATTATTATTGGTTGTCGTTTTCATTTTCAATGGGCTCTACCTGCTTTGGCGGTAAAATAAATATTCCACCCTCTGGCCCCTTAACCTCAACCTGTTCTTTCTTCACTAAGCCAGAACGGTCTAAAATTTCTCGCGCCGCCGCAACTGCGTTGCGAGCACCCATCGCTGATGGATCATGTAATACATCGATCATCGAAAACGTTGCTCTCGGTGCATTCATTGCAAGTATCATACTAGCGCGATCAACTATCTCTTCCCTGAGCGGGTTAACTACTTCATGTACCTTGGTAGCATCGGAGTATCCTGCGATACGCATTGCCGCACGAATGTCTCCTCTAGCTTCCCCAGTTAGGGCCTCAAGAAATGCTGTTTGTTTTTCTGTTAATTGCTTTTCTTCTGCCATCAATTAGTACCTGATTTACTGAGAAAGGCAATATCTTTCTTTAGCCCTTCTAGTTCACGAATTAAACTCTCCCTTTCTTTAGGAGAGGTAACCGTCGATAATTCTGACAACTTCTGTTCGTTGATACTCGTTGTCATATCATTACGATCAAGACGAAGTTCCATAGTATTACACTTGCCCTTCAGTTCTTTGATCTCTTCCTCAATATATTTTATCTGTTGCCGAGCAATCGCCGCCGCTGACGCGACGCTTACGATCATTCCCCCCAACGTAAGCAACAAACGTATGTCAAATTCCATCCCCAATCACCAAGCCTTACATGACCAATATTTGGCTGTGAGTTTATTTTTTGCACCGGGCTTATCACACCCGTGACGAGCTCTAAACGATTTACGACGTGCCGGGATATTCTTTTTGATCTTCATATTCGGATCACCGAATCGAACAATCTTTTCCTTGCCATCCTGACAAGCTTTTACAACAAACTTTTTAGGCCCGTCTGGGGTACGGCGGGGCTTATTACAAGCCATCCTATCTTTATTGATTGGTTTCCTCGCCATCCTACAGTCCTAAAATCGCTATAACTGGCATTACAACAAATGTTATAACAATAAATTCCCAGCTAAGTAGTTTGTTCATATAGAAAGATTATCCTAGTTTCTTTCCAGATTTTGCACAGCGTCCGCGTGATACGCACCCGGAAGGGGTTGTGCAAGCATTGCATACACTTACTGGTACGCGCTCGCCTGTACCGCCTTGGTTATACGCCGTGCGCTTTACTTTTTTTTTACGGCACCGCCTTTAGAAGCCTTCACGCCTTCAGCGCGTTTCGCAAACTTAGAGCGATCATCCATCTCTGACTTCTTACGCTTGGCGGCCGCGCCACCAGCATTGTAGCCAGTCTTTTTAACTTTCATGTACCCGCCGTTCGCCGCTTTTACTGACGCACCGCAGTTAGCTTTTTGTACTTTCATTTTTCCTGCCTTTATTGTGGTTAACCAAAATAATACGCTAGAGAAATTTTTCCGCTTCGCTAGGGCGAAGTCTCTCTACCGTATAATCTTCAAAGTCGTAATACTCCGCATACCCTCTGAATATCTGAGCGTGATGCCGAGCCTGATACGGTGTGATTAGTTTTTCCTGCACAAGGTAATCTTTTACCTGTTCTAGAGTAAGCTTTACGCCAGTGTTAGCTTCAATGGCGGCTCTTATGTAGATGAGGTTTATCGCTTGTGAAGGATTAGGCTTTCTTTTCCTAGCCATAATACCTGCGCTTGTTATACCATTATTATTGTCAAGACGCAACACCTGTTGACGAATTAACAATAATTTGCTAGGGGAGCCTTGTGACAATTATATCATAAAAGATCTATAGACAAAACAGAAAATCCATGATAAAATTTAGAACGTGTTCGGCCGGGGGTATATATACTACCTACCCGGCCTTTTTTATGCCTGTGTCGCGGCTACCCAACTCTCATACGGATCTGTATTACTGTGCTGATTAGCATTGACGTAGATGCTACGCTTCCCTGCGTAATCCGTTGACCTGTGGAAGGACAACGATAGATCCTCTAAACATACTAAGGCAAAGATGTCACACGCTTGGGGATCGAAGTCCCTGTAGTTTGTCTTCTTGCCTTTTTTTATGTTGTAAATTCTTTGGCCCTCAAGAGAAGACTTCGTCTTCACATCGATACGGATGGGTGGATGGGGCCCATTCATCACAATAAGATCATAGCCCTTACCATTCGTCTTAAAAACCTCTAAACCAAACCCACCTAGAACTGATGTTACGAAATGTTCGCCTACTTCACCTATCTGTGAAGCATCCATTCCTTCCATACGGTCTGGTTTATATAATTTAGTTGATGTGTGGTTCGTTTTCTGGGTCGATGTCGTCATCGTCATCAAATAGATCCCCCGATATATTGCGATCTTCCATATACCCGGCCACATCTCGTAAACGATCTGCGTGTCGGATAAATTCATTGGCGATAGAATAAAGCTGGCGGTAACCCGCCTTCTCAAGTGGATCATCTCGGTAGAAATCTATTAAGTTTTCTATCATCTCCTCAAATGATAGTCTTACTTCTACTGGCTCATCGTTATCCTCTACGAAAATAAACGTCAGGATATGGAGAACTCCTTCGGCGTCTACCTCAAGGTCATTCTCTACACTGATATCAAGACTTAACTGAGTCTTTCCGTCGTCTAAGAGCATGATCAAACCTTCTTTTGATGATTATGAAACATAATACGGAATATTATAACAAATAGCAACTATAAAGGTCATAAAAAAACACTAATAAGTGTCACATATAGGTATTTATTACGCTTGGGGCACGATATCTTGACAGTTTGTCAACTCCCCACCCCAAAATTGGGCTCAGTTACGTTTGCGTTTACAGTTTTTTGTCCACGGTACCCTGTTCAGGATCATGCACAGGTCGTTGACAGTGCTAAAATTCCAAAATTATGTCGTGTTTGTATACGGTAACGTACCCCCTACCCCCCGTCACCCGCCCGGCCCCCGGCTCGGCTGGCTACCCGGCCCGAGTAATAGCGTAAACCCTTGATTTATAACGATTTAAGGGCCTTTACCCCGGGCCAGCGTATCGGAAAAAATAGAAAAAAATAAACTAAGCCCCGAGAATTTTCACCCGCGACAATTTCACCCGGGAACCTCGGGCCTTGAAAATAAAAGCTTTTAACAATCGGGGCGCATAACGTATCAGTGACGGCCCGAGAATAGCCCCGGGAAATACCCCACCCCCCATTTACAAAACCGATTTAAGGGCGGGCGCGTCGGCCGGGTGTATCTTTTAACGGGCTAACACCCCGAACCAATAACCGAACCACGGCCCCGGAACCTAGCCCGGAATAAACCCGGCCATTAAACGGCCATATAAGCCCGCCACGGCCTCGCAATGGTTCGGGCCTTACTACCCCACCCGGAAACGATAAAAGCCCGCTAGGGGCCAAATATAAAACGCTAGGCATAAAAAAACCCCCGGCGATTAAACCGGGGGCCTTGTATGTTATCGGGGCGGGTTAGATATCTTTTAAGAATAACCAAGCGATAAAAGATATCGCCGCAAGGGCCACCCCGTTAGATATCAAAAGCAAAATATAAAACTCGGCCATTACCAATTACCCCCGAAAAATTCCCACGGCCAAAACGGGGCGCATTCGCCGGGAATATATGAGCCGTCGGCCTGATAAAAAACCTCGCCGCACCCCATTAACCAATTGATTAGAATAAAAAGGAAAAAATAGGATAGGAAAACCAAAAGGGCCCCGGTTCCTAAAAATTCCAAAACCCGGCGCGATAGGCTCGGGCGGTTATAGTGTTTTTTCGTTTCAAAATATGCCATTTTTTATTACCTCATTTTAGCTAGTTAAAAAGCCCGGGAACCACCACGGCCCCGGGCCCATTGTTTAGGCCGCTAGGCGGGCCCAAGCCTCGGAACCGATAACCCGGCTCACCTCGCGTTCGCGCTGGTCTAATGTCACGGCCTCGTTATCGACGTTCCCGGAATTGCGAACCCCGAACCGCTCGGAATTATGCGAGCTGTAAAAAGTAAGGGCGGAATAAAGGGCCCATACTGTACGGCCACGGCTTGCGGCCTCGGCGTCGAATTGTTCCATTAACGATTTAATACGGCGGCCCGACATTCCGGCGGCTTCCAGCGCGGCCTCGGCTTGCGCCGGGGTGATATCGTTACGCGCCCAAGCTTGCCACGTTCTAACCCGCTCGCGGTATTTAATGAGCTCGGCCTCAATAAACCCGGCGAAAATTTGCGGGGTGTATCCGCTAGTATGACGGGCGGCTTTTTTCTCGGCTTCGCCGATCACCATGCCGTTAGTGCATACCAAATCATAAGCCCCGGCCATAACGCGAACCGAACCCGAACCATTGAAAGAATTAGAAACCCCAACCCTAAACAATAATTGAGTGCTGGCCCCGGATAGTTGGCGAATATCGGCCCCAAGCCCGGGAAATACCAATTCAAAGCGCGTATATTGGCCGCCATAACTTGCGAATTCCTTTAATTCGATATCGCGCAATGCGTCGCGGGGTAATGTTCCCTCGGCGGCCTCGCATACCATATCAAATATGGGCTTGTTAGGGGCTATGCCGTAACGCTGGCCGACAATGCCGAGGGCCTCGGCGGTATCGGTTCGGCGGATAACCCGGCCAATTTGCGCGTCGATTTTTTGAGCTCGGCCCGTTTCCTTGTTAGCCATATAAATCGGCTCGGCCACGGCGTCGAAATCGGTTCGGCTTGTTAGGGCCGGGAATGTTAGCCCGGCGGCCTTGTTTAAGCTTGTTACGTTTTGCGCGTTCGTTGTGTCGATTGTTAAGTTTTGCATTTTCATTTTCCTTTTTTAGCTAGTTAACCCCGGGGCACCACGCCCCGAGAATTTTCATTATACGCATAACCGGGCCCGAGTAAAGCACTAATTGAGCCCGGTTATTTTCCTTTGTTAGTGTCACAAGCCCGAGGCCCAAGATAGCACCAAGTACCAAAACACTAAAAACCCGATAAGCTTATATATTGGGCTCATATACTGGCCCCCCGGATAACCTCGGCGGCGTTTTTCGCTTGCGAACCGTGAACCACGGCCGCGATATTTTTCGCTTTAATCCCGGAACCCTTACAAAGCCCGCAAGCCTCGCAAGTTGTACGGCGGCCACCCTCGGCCGTTGCGGGACAAATTATTTCACCCGGCACAATATCGGCCGGGCTTGTTATGGTTCTAAAGGTTCGGAAACCCTCGGCCCAAAATTCCCGGGCTTGTTCTAATGTATCGGCCGAGGCCATGCAAAACCGGGCGAATGCTCGGCGTTTCGCGCCCCTCATTTCCGGGCGGTTCAATTGGTGGCTGTACCCCGTCCAGCCGTCGGCCTCGCTTGTTACATTTTCGACAATATGCCGGGGCAATGCGGCCGGGTCACCATAGGCCCCGAGGCGTATATTTTGCCCCCGGCCGTATTTAATGAGCTCGGCCCCGTCGGCTATATATGCATAACCGCCCCGGGTGTATTTTTTGAAAATGCCAAGCGGGCCATGCACCAAATTAACATAACACCCCCGGCCCGTTGCGTAACCGCTCGGCTTGTTATTCGGGCGGCCTTTTAATGGACAATCGCCGCAAATAGAAAAATCGGCCCCGGTTCGGTTCGCCGTTATTGGATCTATTCGGGCCGACAATATCCAAATTTGAAGCATTCCGCCCGTTTTGGTGTTAGTGCTGGCCGGGGTGGCTATTGCGACAATTGGGGCCCCGTCTATCATGCTCGGCCCCTCATATATCACGGCCGGGTTAAGTTGGCCGTTTTTCTTAAATGGTGATTTTTTCATTTTGTTACCTCATTTTAGCTAGTGACACCGGGAACCACCCCGGCGGCCTTGCGACATAC